CACGCCAAAGCGCGATTCCTGGCGCTGGAGGACAAACGCGCATACGCGGTGGCCCAGCGCGAGCTGCGCGACGCCAAAGCCCAGATGACCGAGGAGGCCTTCCTGGTCGAGTACGAGTGCAGCTTTGACGCAGCTGTCCCAGGCGCCTACTTCGCCAAGCAGATCGGTGAGGCCTACGCCGAGGGACGGATTGGCAAGCACGCGGTTGATCCGGCTTTCCCCGTGAACCTGGTGGCTGACTTAGGGTTCACCGACAGCTGCTCCTGGTGGGGCTGGCAGGAGACGCGTGACGGCATTCGGATCGTTGACTTCATGGAGGACGACAACCAGCCGATCCAGCACTACATCGACTGGGTGAAGTCGAGACCGTACCTGGTCAACCCCAAGGGCATCTTCTTGCCGCACGACGCCCGCGCTAAGTCGCTGCAGACCGGCAAGTCGATCATCGAGCAGTTCCTGGCCAATGGCATCCGGCCAAACCTGGTGCCCGAAATGTCACTTCAAGACGGCATCGAGGCCGCGAGGATGGTGATCCCGCACTGCTGGTTTGACGAGGAGAAGACCTACGAGGGCCTCGAGCACCTGCGTGCGTACATGCGCGAGTGGGACGAGAAGACGCAGACCTACCGCAACAGACCCAAGCACGACCAGCACTCACACGCCTCTGACTCGTTTCGCTACCTGGCCCTTGCTGCGCGTCCGACGTCGAGGAAATCGAGCCGTGTTACTACAATCTCATCACTGCCCAAAGGCGGCATGAGCTACGCCTTTGCACTTAATGACATTTGGGACTGCCAAGCGGTGCAGTCTGGAAGGGTTGGATGATGAGTAACAGCGCATCAATTACGAGCGAAAGCGACTTCGCAAACACGCCAAACGGCCTGGCCCAGAAGTGGCAGACCGAAATTCAGGCATCGCAGCAGGAGCTGCTGAAGTTTCACCAGGACGCGAACCGCATCACGCAGCGCTACCTGGACAAGCGCGACGCGTATGCCAAAGACGAGAGCAAGGTCAACCTGTTCTGGTCAACGATGCAGGTCTTGCTGTCCATGCTCTACGCACGGCCACCCAAGGCTGACGTGGCGCGTTCCTTCCAGGACTATGACGACGACGTCGCTCGCGTATCCGGCACGATCCTGCAGCGCCTGCTCAACCGCGCCTTTGACGACAACGTCTCAGCCTGGGACTCAGCAGTGCGTCAGGGCATCGAGGACTGGCTTGTCGTCGGCTCTGGCCAGATCTGGCTGCGTTACGAGGTGACGACCGAGGAATACGAAGTCCCCGCGGTGTTTGACGAGTACGGCCAGGAGCTCGAGCCCGCATCGCAGGCCGAGCGCATCGTCAACGAAGACGCGCCGTGCGACTACATCTACTGGGAGGACTTTTTCTACTCCCCCGCCCGCACATGGCATGAGGTGCGCTGGGTTGCGCGCCGCGTGTTCATGACCAAAGACCAGCTGGTCGAACGCTTTGGCGAGGTGATCGCTGCGCAAGTGCCCCTGGGCAACTACAGCAAAAAGGACCAGGTCAACGACCAGTCACCCAAGCATGACCCCTGGAGCAAGGCCGAGGTCTTCGAGATTTGGTGCAAGGAAAAGCGCAAGGTCTACTGGTACGCCAAGAGCTGCGACACCATCCTGGACGTCAAAGACGACCCACTGGGTCTCGATGGCTTCTTCCCCTGCCCGAAACCTCTGGTGGCCAACGTCACCTCGAGCAACTTCATGCCTCGGGCGGACTACATCTTTGCCCAGGACCAGTTCAACGAGCTGGATGAGATCAACACCCGCATCACCTGGCTCACTCGCGCTGCGCGTGTGGCCGGCGTGTACGACAAGAGCGCCGAGGGCATCCAGCGCGTGTTCAACCAGGGCACTGAAAACCAACTGATCCCCGTCGATAACTGGGCGATGTTCGCTGAGAAGGGCGGCATTAAGGGCCAAGTGGACTGGATTCCGATCGACCAGGTCGTGAACGCCATCGATCACTTGCGCCAGTACCGCCAGGACAAGGTCGTGCAGATCTACGAGGTGCTGGGTGTCTCCGACATCATGCGCGGCAGCTCAAAGGCCTCTGAGACCGCGGCTGCCCAGCAGATCAAGGCTCAGTTTGGCTCGACGCGTATCCAGCTCAAGCAGTTCTACATCGCTGACTGGATCACGCAGGCCCTGCGCATCAAGGCCGAGATCATCTGCAAGCACTTCCAGCCCGAAACCATCATCAAGCGCAGCAACATCGAGCGCACGCCCGATGCTCCGCTGGCGATGGCCGCCGTTCAGCTCCTCAAAGACGAGGAAATGAACGAGTACCGCATCAACATCGAGGCCGACTCGATGGCCGCGCTTGATTGGGCCGCAGAACGCGACGCAGCTGTGCAGTTCATGCAGGGCCTGGGCGCGTTTATCTCCCAGGTGGCGCCGATGGCCCAGCCCGTACCAGGCGCGGCGCCTGTGCTGATGTCTTTGCTCCAGTGGAGCGTCTCCAAGTTCCGCGTTTCGACGCAAATCGAGGCTGTGCTCGACCAGGCGATCGGTGCGCTCAAGCAGCAGGGCGGCATGCAGCAACAGCAGCAGCCAAATCCGCTTCAAATGGCCGAAGTCGAGGAGAAAAGAGCCGGCGCTGCAGAGCGCATGGCCAAGGCCAAGAACACCAACATGGAGGCGACTGCAAAAGAGGCCCAGCTGCGTGCGATGGGCGTTTTGCAGCCACAGCCCCAGCTTCCACCTGCGCAGCCCGCCATGCCGGCGCCAGTTCCACAGATGCCGCAAGCCGGCGGTCCATTGCAGTGAGGTAACACATGAACAAAGCAGAAGAATTTGTCAGCAAGGTGCTCTTTGACCGCGATGCCGCGCACATCGCGCACTGGAAGACCAAGAGCTTTGCCGAGCACAAGGCGCTGAACGAGTTTTACGACGCAGTGCTCGAGCTGATCGACGGTTTTGTCGAGCAGTACCAGGGCTGCTACGGCGGTCGCATGGCCATCGAGCGCGAAGACGGCAACGACGACGACATTCGCGACTTGATCGCGTTTCGCGCTGAGTGGATCGAGATGTACCGATACAAGATCTGCGAGAAGGACGATACAGCCCTGCAGAACACGATCGATGAGGTCCTGCGTTTGTACGAGCAAACGCAGTACATGTTGACTTTGGAGTGAGGTGAAAAATGGACTATGAGTCGTTGATCAATGCACTGCGCGATCGGGCGCGAAAGTTCACATCCCTGGATGCACCCAAGGACGGTGACCTGGCCGACACGGCCATTGACATTGCATCGGGTTTTGTGCCGGTGGTCGGCACTGCAACGAGTGGTCGAGACTTCGAACGCGCCAGGCGCGAAGACGACAAGCTGGGCATGGCGCTCTCAAGCCTGGGAATGATTCCAGTCGTGGGCGGCGTGACCAAAGGCGTCAACAAACTGCGCAAAGGCGCCAAGGCTGCCGAGGAGGCAACGCCATCCATCCGCGAGGCCCTTGAGGCAGCGGCGAGCAAGGCCGACGACGTCGGCTATGACCGCGCAAAGATCGCCAAGCAATACCCAGATACGGCACCGCCCGTGCTGGAAAAGGACCCAAAGACAGGCAAAGAGTTTTTGAAGAAACAAAACTCTGCTGAGGCGATGGCCGTCGAGAAGGTCCGCAAGGCCGCTCAGAAGGAGATCGACAAAGGCAACTACACGCCTTATTTCGACGTCGATAAGCGCTTCTACGCGGATGCAACTCAGTACCCGTTGAAGGGCGCGACTGTCACCGATGCGCTGCCGAAAAAGCAGGCCACGATCGACAAGTGGAAGCAGGAATTTGACACGCCCGAGATCAGAGAAAACCTCAGAGCCGCGTTCCTACGCGGCAACAAGGACCCGCTGACGAAGGACTGGTACGCCACCGGCCAGCTCGAGAAGGAATTCATCAAAGAGTACGGCCCCAAGGCTGGCCGCGCCGAATACAAGGAAGCATTTCCTGTCGCGATGGCGGCCACCACTGGCGGCGCCGATCCCACGGCAAATTTGCTGATGTCCTACTACGGCAACTTCTTGCGCAAGGGTGGCAAGGAAATGCCGAAGGCTGCGTATGAGATGCCGTACCCGATTGGTGGCCGTTACGCGAGCGGCAACATGGCCATGTACGACAAGGTCATTAACCAGGGCGCCGGCTTAACGACCGACACGCCCAAGCGATTTAACTTCGCGTCCAACTTCATGGGCCACCTTGATCGCCCAACGATCGACGAGCAAATGAGCGGTCTGTACAAGCCTGGAATGGTTGTGCCGCCTGGTGATTCCTACGGCGTGATGGAGCAGGTCCTGAATGACGTGGCCAAGACCCAGGGCGTCAAGCCTGTCAACTTCCAGGACGTGGCCTGGGCAGGCGCAAAGGGCACTAGCGGGAAACCGATGATTCAGCACGTCAACGAGGCGATCGAGCGCACTGCTCGAGTCACTGGCAAGACGCCTGAAGAAGTGGTGCGCGACAGCCTGGTGCGTCGCACGCATCCACTGTATGGCGTGGGCGCTGCAGGCCTGGTCGGCGCAGGCGCTGCGTCAATGAACGGTCAGGAAGACTTGCAGTGATCGTCCAACTCGCCTTTCATGGCCTTGACGTCGTCAAGGACCTTTTTGCCGAGCTGCTTTTGCAAGTGAGGGTACATGTCGCCGGTGTCAACGATCAGGGCTGCAGCCTGCAAAAAAGCCTCCCAGGTCTTATGCGGGACACGCAGCACGCGGTCGCCGGTAACGATGACAACTTGGTTTTTCATAATTGCTCCATTGGGCTATTCAATCACTGATGAGTTTACCACAACATGACTAGAAGACGCTGGATTCAAGACCGACAAACAGGCGAGCTGATCGAGGTCACCGCCGACTACCAACCAGAGCTGCGCACCGACTCTGGCGCCCTTTGGGGCGACAGCAGCTACGCGGGCATGAAGGCGCCAGACGGCACTGACATCTCATCGCGCACAAAGCATCGCGAGTACATGAAGGCCAAGGGCCTGACCACGATGGACGACTTCAAAGATTCTTGGGCGAAAGCCAAAGAAAGCCGCGAGCGGTACATGACCGAAGGCGGCTCATTTAAGCGTGCCGACATAGAGCGCGCAATTCACAAACTTCAAAACAGGTAACAAACCATGTCAGAACCCACGACAACCATGCGCGATGCCCTTGAGGCCGCATTCGAAAAAGCAGACGAGCCTCTGAAAACAGCGCCAGCTCCCGAACCCGTATCGGCCCCGGAGCCGGTCACGTCCAGCGAGCCCGTTTCAGCTTCATCCTCTGAACCAGCAGCAGCTCCCGCGGCATCGCAGGATTTGAACGCACTTTCCGAGGAAAAGCCCGCTGATAACGAGCTCGTTCAACAACCGGAACGTGACGAGCAAGGAAAATTTAAAAAAACCGAGGGTGTGCAGGCCGGCCCCAAGTCAGCCCCGCGTCAGCAAGGCGAAAGGGCCCCTGCGTCCTGGCGCCCAGACATCCGCGAGCACTGGGGCTCACTACCTGAGCCTGTGCGTGCTGAGATCCAGCGCCGAGAGACCGAGGTCGCACGCACCCTCCAGGAAACCGCCGAGGCACGCAAGACTGCCGAGGCCGTGATGAAGACGATCGAGCCCTACCAGGCATTCATCAAGGCCGAGAACAGCAACCCCTTGCAGGCGATCGACAACCTCATGGGCACGGCGGCGCGTCTACGCACCGGCACCGCGCCCGAGCTCGCGCAGCTGGTGGCCGGCATAGTCAACCAGTTTGGCACTGGCCGCTTTGGCAATGGCTTCATCGAGATGCTCGACAGCGCCCTGGCTGGCCAAACACCACGCCAGGACCCGCAGCAGGTGGCCATCGAGCAGGTGCTTAACCAGCGCCTGGCGCCCATGCAGAACATGCTCACGCAGTTTCAGCAGGCCCAGCTCCAACAGCAGCAGCAGGCCACCCAGGCCGCTCAGTCCGAGGTGTCAACGTTCCTGGAACGCGCCGAATTTGGTGAGGACGTCCGCGAGGACATGGCCGACATCATTGAGGCAGCGCAACGCCGCGGCCAAAACATCACCTTGCAGGACGCTTACAAGAAGGCCTGCCTGATGAACGACAACGTGCGCTCTGTGATCTCCCAACGCGCCAAGGCACGCGGAGCTCAACAAAAAACCAGCGCCGCGCAGAAGGCCAGGTCGGCTGCCGTGCAGGTTTCCGGCTCCGCGCCAATGGGCGCCTTGAGGCAAGAGAGCACCGACGTGCGCTCTGCGATCGAGGCGGCCATTACGATGACCTCACGCTGATGCCATAATCACACCATGTCGAGAGAAATCTCGACTGGTGTGCCCAAGCACCCCAGCCACCGCATGATCCTAGGAGACGCCTCGCGTCCCACCTACGACGAAGTCGGACTGTGAAAGGTTCGCGTAGGCGCATCTGAAAAAGGTGAGCGCAAGCTCGTTTTAACTCAGATGAAGGAGTCATCATGTCTTTTCCAAATGTAAGTGACATCGTCGCAACGACGATCCAGTCACGCACACGTCAGATCGCTGACAACGTTACTAAAAACAACGCCCTGTTGTCCCGCTTGAACCAGCGCGGCAACGTCAAGACCATCTCTGGTGGTAACACAATCTTTGAAGAACTCTCATTCGCTGAAAACGCGAACGGCGGTTTCTACTCAGGTTACGACTTGCTGCCTGTGGCTGCTCAAGACGTCATCTCTGCTGCTGAATTCCAAATCAAGCAGTACGCAGTGCCCGTCGTGATGTCTGGCCTCGAGATGTTGCAAAACAGCGGCAAAGAGCAATTCATCGACTTGCTCGAAGCTCGCTTGAACGTGGCCGAGTCCACCATGGTCAACCAGTTGGCCCAGTCCATCTACTCTGACGGCACTGGCTCTGGCGGTAAAGAAGTCACCGGCTTGAACGCTGCTGTGCCTGCTGACCCCACAACCGGCACCTACGGCGGCATCAACCGCGCAACTTGGACCTTCTGGCGCTCCAAGCTGTACGACTTCAGCGCTCAAAGCGTGACCCCCAGCGCAACCACTATGCAGGCTGCGTTGAATGCACTCTGGGCTCAGTTGGTCCGCGGCACTGACCGTCCTGACTTGGTCGTGTTGGACAACAACTACTGGTCTTACTACATGGGCAGCTTGCAAGCCCAGCAGCGTTTCACATCTCCTGAGACTGGCAATTTGGGCTTCCCCACATTGAAGTTCATGGATGCTGACGTTGTTCTGGACGGCGGTATCGGCGGCTATTGCCCTGCCAACACCGGCTTCATGCTCAACAGCAAGTACATCAAGTGGCGCCCTCACAAGGACCGCAACATGGTTCCTTTGAGCCCCAACCGTCGCTACGCCATCAACCAGGACGCTGAAGTTCAGATCTTGGCTTGGGCCGGCAACCTGACCACCTCTGGTGCTCAGTTCCAAGGTCGTATCCAAAACTAATTTTGGTGGGCCGTCGTGGGTCTCCCTTTCCCGAGGGACTGGGGAGACCCACAACCCCTCGGGTTTTTTAACTGAAGGAAAAAATCATGGCAGCAACATTTAGCGGCGCAGTTTCCGCAGCAGCTCCCGCAGTCGTCGATACGGCTGCATCCCAATCCACCGGCGCAGTTTGTGAAGGCATTGGCCTGACAGGCGTTGACGGTGCATCCATCGGTGGCTCACGCATCGGTGGCTCTCCTGGTACCGATCTAGTGATCGAAACCAACGTGTAATTCAAATAAAAAAGGTCAGAGATGCAACCCACGACACCAACCATCTTCGACGAGCCTAGCGACTTTTCCAAACCGGATGAGACCCGCTTTGCCGCCGATAACAAGCTCTACATCGAGTTTTTCCGAAAGCCTGTCATGCAACCCGGCAAGAGCCGTGAAGCTGGCCGCGCTGTGTACGACGAAGTCGATTACGTCCGCATTCATGTGCCGGGCGACAAGTCCTCAGTGATTGAGCGTCCTCTGAGTCAGCAGGACATCTTTCGCTTCCAGGACCGATACAACAAGTGGAAAGCCGGCCAGGAAGAAGCTGTCACCGGTACTCCATTGAGCGCTTTGCCAGGCATGAATGCGTCCAAGGTTGAGGAATACAAGTTCTTCAAGATCATCACCGTCGAGCAGCTGGCTGACGCGAATGACAACCTGGGCGGCAAGTTCATGTCTTTCCAATCGGACAAGCAACGCGCCAAGGCCTTCATGGAGGTCGCGGCCAACAACGCCCCGATCGAGAAGATGAACGCCGAGCTGCAAAAGCGCGACGCGGAGATCGAGAACCTGCGCACGATGGTCGAGGCACTGCAAGCCAGCGCCAAGCCCGCCAAGCGCAACGTAGCGCCAGCAACAGCTGACGTCGAGTAATTAGGAGTAGGGGATGGCCTTTCAAATCGTTAACGAATCGACCCTCTCGGCCATCGTGCAGAACGTGGCCTCGATGGTGGCCTTCCCCGTCCCTAATGATCCAGCTGGATCAGAAGATCCAGCGGTGCAGCAGTTCGTGCAGGCCGCCAACATGGCCGGCATCGAGCTGCTCACCATGTTTGATTGGCAAGAGCTGATCAAGAATTACCAGATCCCAATCACTGCCGACACCAACGGACAGAAGGAAAAAGCATTTCCTCTGCCCGAGGACTTCTTTGATTGGATCGACCAAACCAACTGGAACGCGACGACGCAGTTTCCGTCCCTCGGCCCTGTTTCGCCACAGATGTGGCAGCAGCTGCTGATCCGCACAACATTGCCCACGCTGTCGTTCTACTGGCAGGTGCGCGACAACATGATCTATGTGCTGGCGCCTCCAAACTCGCCTCAGACGATGAACGTGTTTTACATGTCTCAGGCCTGGGTGCGCGATCAGAACGATCCGACTCTGTACAAGAACCGCATCACCCAGAACGGTGATGTGGCTTTGCTCGATGCCACATTGATCACGCTGTACACACGCGTGAAGTGGCTCGAGATGAAGGGCCTGGACTCCAGCGCAGCGATGCGTGACTTCCAGCTCTCATTTGAAAACCGCAAGGGTTCTGCGAAAGGTGCTCCGGTCCTGTCAATGGCCCGTGACTTCCGCTTCCCTTACATCCAGCCCCTGGTTAATACGCCAGACACTGGCTATGGAGGCTGACCATGCCATTGGTGCCTCTCAAGCCTTTCAAGACACCTAGAAGGGCAGCCGCCGCACAAACTGCGCAGGTCGGTGTCATTCCAGCGCCAACAGGCGGCCTCAACTACCGCGATCCGATCGCGGCCATGACGCCTGCCGATGCTTTGGTGCTGACCAACTTCATTCCGCGTCAGCAAGGCTGCGAGCTCCGCAAGGGTTACCAGGTCTATGCAGATTCGGTGAGCTTGCCTGGCGATCCTGTTGAGTCGGTGTTCAGCTACAAGGCGCCCGACAACGCGGACGACAAAGTATTTATTGCAGTCGGTGGAGACATCTTCGACGTCACCGATGGTGGCGTGCCTGTGCTCGCTGTAACGGGCACAGGCAGCACCGACGACGAGTGGTGGACGACTCAGTTCTCGACCGCCGCGGACACGTTCCTGCTGGCCGTCTCACCTGGCGCCGGCTACTGGACCTACAGCACCGGCAGCGGATGGCTGCAGCGCTCTGTGACCGGCTTGCCTACCAGCGTGCGCACGGTGGCCGTGTGGAAGCGCCGCGTGTGGTTCACATGCCTGGAAGACCAGAACGTCTACTACATGGACACCGTGGACGCGATCACTGGCACGGCTACATCGTTCCCAATGGGCTCGATTCTCCGCAACGGCGGTTACGTCTCCGCGCTGATTAACTGGACGATGGATGCCGGCTTGTCGATCGACGACTACCTGGTCGCGATCGGCACAGAGGGCGACGTGGCCGTCTGGGAGGGCACAGACCCCACCAGCGCGACCACCTTTCAAATCAAGGGCGTCTGGTACGTCGGCCCCGTGCCTCGGCATGGCGTCTACTTCACGCCGTTTGGCGGTGACGTGATGGTCGTCTCTGAGCTGGGCCTAGTGCCCATGTCCAGGCTAATTACAGGCCAATACAGCCAGGATCAGCAGATCGGCCCCGCGTCCAAGATCCAGTCAGTCTTTGCGCCCCTGGTGCGCAGGCTGATTGACGAAAAGTATTTCGACGTCTTTGTCGTGCCCTCGTCCGAGGTGCTGGTGATCAAGCTGCCGGCAGACGGCGGCACATATCGCCAGTTTGCGATGAACGTCACGACAGGCGCCTGGTGTCAGTTTGTTGGCATGCCAATGCGCAGCGTGGCTGTGATCAATGGCGAGCTGTTCTTTGGCACTGAGGACGGCTTCACCTGCAAAGGCTTGTTTGGCGATCGCGACGGCGTTGACACCGTTGGCGCCGGCGGTAACTACGTCGAAGGCGACATGCAGACGTCGTTCCAAAACTTTGGCACGCCTGCGCAGCTCAAAAAGTTCGGCATGGTTCGCCCTGTCTTTATCGCGACAGCTGCGCCCTCGGTGAAGCTGCAAATCAACACCCAGTTCAATTTGAGCCCCGTGGGCGGCTCGCCGTATTTCAACGGGACAGATAACGGGATCTGGGACGCCAGCGTGTGGAACGCGGCCTCTTGGGTTGGCCAGAACACCTACCAGGCTTGGTACGGCACGGCTGGCCTGGGTTACTACGGCTCGATGCGCATGAAGGTGCGCGGGCTACCTGCGACGGTGTTTACATCGGCGCACATGATGACTGAATTAGGTGGAGTGATGTGATGGCAGTAAAGCAAGAAACCTACGGGCTACCAGACGAAACGTTGCAGCTGATCGCGTCAGCGCCAGAGTTGAGCTATTTGCTAGACCAGGCTGGCGCGGCGGCACAGTTCGCGACGCCTGACGTGCGTCGCTCTGATTTGATCTCCGCGCTGCGCAGCATCCCCGGTCCAGGCAATCCTGGCTTTACGCGTTACGCAAACGGCGCAAACGGCGCTGCTCTCAATTTCAAACCTCGCACTTATCGCGGTGCAAACAACCCAGGCGTGTTGGGCATGCAGGGGTATGTGGCGCCGGAAGTGATCTTGCCTGGCGGCGAAATAGACATCCCTTACGTCAGGCCTGATGATTTTGTGTTTGATGATTTTGTGCTTGATGACTTAGTGTTTGACGACATCGTTGAAGATGACATCGTTGAAGATGACGTCGTTGAGGACGACGTTGTCGAAGACGACGTGGTTGAGGATGACGTCGTTGAAGACGACGTGGTTGACGACGATTTTGTTGATGACGACACGGTTGAAGACGACTTCGACATCGATCTTGACACTGACCTGCTTGATGATCTGGTGATTCCCGATGAAGAAGAAAAAACCGGAACCGTTGACATTGAAGTTGTCGATGGCCTTGAGGCCCAGGACGACGGAACGACTGAAGGCATTCTTGACTTAATAAACGCCGGCTTTGATGACTCCGAAAAGACAGGAACGGTTGACATCGAGGTTGTCGATTCCAATGAGGAATCCCCTCAAGACGATGGCACTACAGGCGACATCTTGGATTTAATCAATTCTGGCCTACCTGGTGATCAAGATGATTTCATCCAGGACGACGGCACGACAGACGGCATTCAAGACATCATCGACAGCATGGGCGACGGTTCAGGCGGCTCCGATGGTGTTGACGACTACGCGGACTCCGACTTTGGATATGACTTTGGTGGTGGCGGCACAAATGGCGGCGGTAAATATTTTGATGATCAAAGCGCTGCAACGATGGCGTTTTCCAAAGGAGGCAAGGTCACACCAGACCGCCTTGCAGGTCCCAACCCTGCCGGACCTGATGACGGCTATGCCACCCTCAAGAACGGCGAGTTTGTGCTGAACAAGGAAGCAGCAAAGGCTATCGGTTACGAGCTTCTAAACCGGCTCAACAGGAGCCGTCCTTGAAAATCGTTACTGATCAGCCCGATCAGTATCCGGTCATCTGGGAATGGATGAACCGGAGGACTCACCTGCCTTGGAGTAGTGACCTGCGAGCGATAGCAGCGATGCGCGATGACGGCACAATTGGGGCTGCTGTTGCATACAACGCGTGGACAGAAAAGGGGTGCTGGATGCACGTCGCGTTTGACACCCCGCACAGTTTGACCCGTGAGCTTTGGCGTGCGGCTTTCGAATACCCGCTGATTACATGCGGCAAGGAAGCGGTCTACGGCCTCACACCAAAGCACTTGGATGATGCGTTAAGGATGAACCGCAAGCTGGGGTTTCGGCAGATCGCTGAGACCGTTGATTGTGTGATGTTTGAAATGAGGCACGACGAGTGCCGCTGGATCAAGGAGAAGGAACATGGGCGGAAAATCGTCAGCACCAGCAGCACCTGATTATTTAGGCGCGGCCAATACGCAAGCGGCAGCTTCAAAAGAGCTGACCAACATTCAGAACTATGCCAACCGGCCTGTCATCAACACGCCGTTTGGTTCGCAGTCCTGGGGCACGCAAGCTGTCACTGATCCGGCGACTGGCCAGGCGGTCACGCAATGGACTCAGAACAACACGCTTGCGCCCGGTCTCCAGGATGCGCTGAACGATCAGATCGCGATCCAAGGTGGCCGCAGCGATCTGGCCAACAGTTTCATGGGCCGTGTGGCCAGTGAATACTCAAAGCCGTTCGACTACCAGAACCTGCCTCAGCTGACGTCTGCCAACGCGCCTGGCAATCTGTACACGGGCGTCAAGGACTACTCCGCAGGTTTGAGCACGGGCTTTAACTTTGACGGTCCTCAGACGTCTTTGAACACTGCTGACAATCCAGCGCTGCCTCAGTTCGACTCGAGCTACCGCGACACAGTCGCGAACCAGCTCATGCAGAAGATGCAGCCGGTCTATGACTACCAGCAAAAGCAGCTCGAGACAAAGCTGGCCAACCAAGGCTTTACACAAGGCTCTGAGGCATACAACCGCGCTTTGAATGAATTGAACTCGCGTCAGGCAGCCGAGCGATTCAACGCGCTCGACAGCGCCGGCAGCGAGGCCCAGCGTCTGTACAACATGCAGATGGGCACAGCGCAGCAAGCGTTCAATCAAGACTTGCAAGGCGGTCAGTTTGGCAACGCAGCGCAGCAGCAGAACTTCAACCAGAACCTAGGCGCGGCTCAGTTTCAGAACCAGGCACTTGGCCAGGCTTCTGCGTTGGATCTTGCAAACATGGGAGCGCAGAACAGCGCGATCTCTCAGCAGTACGGCTTGAACCAGCAATACGCCAACGCGCAGAACCAACTGCGCCAGCAGGCGATCGCGGAACAGGCACAGCGCCGCGGCATGTCTCTGAACGAAATGAACGCCTTGTTGTCTGGCCAGCAGGTCAGCATGCCCCAGATGCCATCGTTTGTGCCTGCACAGCAGTCTCAGACGCCCAACATCCTGGGCGCGACTCAGATGGGCTACGACGCACAGCTGGGTGCGGCCAACGCGCAAAACGCTGCATTCGGCAACCTCTTGGGCGCCGGGGCACAGCTTGGATCTGCCGCGTTCATGTTCTCCGATCGTCGCTTGAAGTCAAACATCAAGCGCGTCGGCACTCACGCAATTGGCGTGGGAATTTATGACTACACAATGATGGGAATGCCGCAACGCGGTGTGATTGCCCAAGAAGTTGAAGCGGTGCGACCTGACCTCGTCAAGCGTCACGCCAGTGGTTACTTGATGGTGAATTACGGAGGTCTGTGATGAATGACGATTTGATGTTTGAGTACCTGGTCCAGATGGGCCAAATGCGCCCCGAGGAAGCGGAGCTCAAGAAAAAGCAGGCAATGGTAGACGCCTTGCGCAAGAACTCAATGTCTCCAATGCAGGGCGAGATGGTCGGCAAGCACTACGTCGCACCAGGCATCGGCCAGGCGCTCTCGCAGCTGGGTCAGGGATACCTGGCCGCGCAAGGGCAGCAGGGCGTTGACAGCGGTATGCGCACGATGAACGCAAAGCAGGCCCTGGGTCTTGACGCCATGCGCGAGCGCCTGCGCCGCAAGCAGATGGGCATGACCGGTGACGGCACTATGGACAGAACCGACTACGGCACTGGGTACTAATCATGGTCGATTACACCCTGTTCAACAACGAGGAGGAGCAACCTAGCTACGGCCTCCTAAAAAAAGCGCGGGCGAAGATTCAATCGCCTGGTGGCGTTTTGTCCAACAGCGTGCAAGTTGGGCAGGGATCAATGCTCCCCAACACTCGCGATCGCCTGGGCAAGATCTACGGCGAGATCGACAGGCTGGACACGCAAGAAGTTGACACGTCTCCCCTGCAAGCCTTTGCCAAACAGCAAAGCGACGCAGGCCAGGGCGCCATGCTCAACGCGTTGGCTGCTCAGTACGCCGGCGAGTCGTTTGACCCCGTCCAGTCGCAGTACCTCAAGCGTGCAGCGTCCGCGTCTGATCCAATGAAGATGGGCGGCGGCATTCTGACGCCTGATGGCCAGTTCATCAAAGACCCGTTTGCTCAACGTGATGCGCGTCGCACGGCGCTTGAGCGCCAGGCCGGCAGCATCGAGAAAATGCTCAGTGATGAAAAGATAGCAGGCGAGCGCCGCGAGGATCGCTTGGCGTCTGAGGCCAACTTAAACGCCTATCGCAACGCGTCTTTGGCCGCACGCGACAACGGCGGCGCCCAGGACAGCCGCATGTGGCGAGCTGAAGACACCCTGCGCGGTGACTTCGACAAGCAGACAAAAGACTTGCGCGAGGAGATCAACGCGACCAGCAAGATCACTCAGATTGTCAGCGCCACACCACCAGGCCAAAAGCCCGACGCGATCACTCAGCAGTCGCTGGTGATCTTGCTCAACAAGTTCCTGGACCCAGGCTCTGTTGTGCGCGAGGGTGAATTCGACCGTGTGGTGAAGGCGCAGGGCTTAGAAGGCCAAGCGCGAAACCTTTCCGATCGCATCTTGCGCGGCATGCCTTTGGACCTGAACACGATCAACCAGATCAACGGCCTGGCCAAGCTCTACAACGACGCGGCCACAGCCAAGGTTCAGAAGTACGCCAACGACTACACCGCGATCGCACAACGTCGCAGGCTCAATCCTGAGAACGTGATCAGCGATCCCAAGTTCCGCGGCGGTTCGGCAGCGCCCTCTGGCGATGCCCCTGCCGGCGTTGATCCCAACGTGTGGAAGTACATGACACCGCAGGAGCGCGCACTATGGAAATGACGATCGAGCAAAAGCGTGCCCTGGCAATGGCGCAAGCTCGCGCTCGAGCTGCTGCGGCTGAATCGCAGGGCCCCGACATGGCCTCCAGGGCGGCGGCTTCTGGCGCCTCCATGCGTAATGGCCAGATCAATTACGGCGTCGAGCTCGAGAAGCAGGCCATCGATGAGATGAGCGGTCCTGAGCGCGTATTCCGCAGCCTGGGCGCCGGCTTTGCCGACATCCCCCTCGCGGTGAAACAGATCTTCACGAGCGACGCTGACAAGACAAAGAGGCTTCAGCAAGAGGCGGCGGACAAGCGCGAGGTGGACAAGTACCTCTCGAAGCGCACCGACATGGGCGTGCTGCCCGATCAAGTGATGGGCATCGACACGCCCACAATCGGATCGACGGCTCAGTTCTACGGCAAGACAGCCCCGACGATGTTGCTGCCTGCAGCTCGCTTGGCTGGCATGAGAGGCTTTGCGTCAAACGTCGGCGTCGGCGCTGGCTTGAGCGCTCTTGACCCAACGGTCGAGGGTGAGAGCCGCGGCATGAACATGGTGGTCGGCGGCGCGTCCAGCGGCGTGCTGCCAATCGCCACGTCAGCTGTAAAAGGCGTCTACAACTCAGTCACTCGAGGCGGTGGCCAGAACCGTGCAGGCAAAGAGGTCGCCAAGGTCTTGACAGAGGGCGGCGCCGATGAGGCTGCAGTGCTGCGTCAAACCATCGATCGCCTCAAGCAGACACAGCAGGGCAACATTCCACTGTCTACAGCTGCACAGCTGCGCGACCCTTCGATCGCTCGCTTGGAGCAGGGCAGCCGCGCACGCAACGGCGCCAACTGGTACGACTTCGACCAGAACCAGGCTGCCTCGGTGGCCGACGCTGTGCGCGGCGCTACGGCCTCGGCTGAGGAATTGGCGGCTCGTCGTGCTTTGCGTCAGCGCAATATCGACGTTCGCAAGAACCAGGCGTTTTCAGGCGTCAATGAAGCTGCCTGGGGCAACGACATTGGCAGCCTGTCAAACAACCTCGAGGTGGCCATGCGGTCACCCGAGGCGTCAAATCCAGCCGTGCTGAACATGCTTAGGGCAGTCCAGGGCGAAATGGATCGCCTGGGAGATCAGTTCGGGCCCCAGAACCTGGCGACGATTCGCCAGAACCTGAGCGCCAAATTTAACCCAACCAACCCCAACGTCTACGCCGCAGCTCCGCGTGACTCTGCTGCGCGTTTGAGCTTGATGCGCGACATTGACGACATCCTCAACAACGCAACAAACAAGCGCTGGCAGGACGTGGTGACTGGGTATGCCAGAGACAGCGGCCCGGTTGATGCAGCCAAGGCTGCCGGTCGCGTTCGTCAGACCTTCTACGACCAACAAACTGGCCGCGTCTTGGGCGTTTCTGCTGATGCAGCTGGGGACATTCCCAAGATTACCGAGGCAGGCCTTGGCCGCGCCTTAAATGCGGCCCGTGGGCCCGACAAAAAGCTGCTGCTGTCCAACGAGGCCAACACGCGCCTGGAGGCGATCCTGGAGGCTCTGAGGGCCCAGAACATCGTCCAGGGCGTCAAGCGCTCTGCAACCGCCGGCGGCGGCAGCGACACAGCTTCCAACATGTATGCGGCCAAGGCTGCAGGCAGGGTGGCAGACGCGGTCGGAGCATCCGGCAGCATGACAGCCTCAGGCGTCAGTGCAGCCTTGAGCAAACTGGGCGAGCTGGCCACAGCCAACAAAGACAAAGCGCTTGCAGAAGCGCTGCAAAACCCGCAGCAAATGATCCAGCTGCTTGAGCGAAAATTGCAGGCAGGTGCTCCGCTGAATGCACAAGAGCAATACCTGCTGTCCCTGCTGCGCGGTGTCCCCGCTGCGGCAACGTCAAATTGAAGGAGTAACACATGCCACGCAACGCTTCAGGCGTCTACACGCTACCCGCAGGAAATCCGGTCGTACCGGGTACAGTCATCGACGCCGCCTGGGCGAACGACACGCTGGAGGACCTGGCCAACGAGGTCACGAACTCGCTGTCGCGCACTGGCGCCGGCGGCATGCTTGCTCCCTTTCGTATTGCTGACGGCAACGTCACAGCCCCTGGCATCTCATACCTAAACGAGACCAACACAGGCTTGTATAGGTCTGGAGCGGGCTCGACCTGGATGTCAGTCTTGGGCGTTAACACTGCCCAGTTCTCGACTGTCGGCCTGACGATCCCTTCAGGCAAGGCTTTGACTGCCCAGGGCAACGCGAGCGTCACTGGCACGTTTGCGGTGGGCGGTGCGACTACCTTGGCCTCTACTTTGGCCGTGACTGGTGCTCTTACCGCAACGGGTGGCGTTCTTGGCAACATCACCGCAGGCTCTGGCACATCGACGTTCAACAACGTCACGATCAACGGCAACCTGGACATGGACGCCGGCAGCTCCGGCACGATCACCAACCTGCCCAACCCAACAAACCCAGGCGACGCGGCCAACAAGGCCTACGTTGACGCGCAGGACGCGCTGCGCCTGGCACTGACGGGCGGCACGATGACTGGCGTCATTGCCATGTCAAACAACAAGGTCACGGGCGTGGCAACGCCTACCGCTGACCAGGATGCAGCCAACAAGGCCTACGTTGACAACATCGCCCAGGGCATCGATGCAAAGGCATCCTGCAAGGCGGCAACGACTGCCAACATTACATTGAGCGGCACGCAGACGATCGACGGCGTGGCCATCGTTGCAGGCGAGCGAGTCCTGGTGAAGAACCAGTCAAGCGCAGCTGAGAACGGCATCTATGTCGCAGCTGTGAGCACCTGGTCGCGTGCAGCTGACGCCAACACATGGGACGAGCTCGTCGCTGCGTACACGTTCATTGAGAGCGGTACAGACAACGGCAGCAACGGCTACATCTGCACGATCGCACCAGGTGGGACATTGGGCGTCACAGCTGTGACCTGGGCCCAGTTCTCTGGTGCTGGTCAAATCAACGCCGGCACCGGCATGAGCAAGACCGGCAACACGCTGAACGTGAACACCGCCTCGAGCTCGCGCATCGTTGTCGGTGCTGACGAGATCGACCTGGCCACCACCGGCGTGACTGCATCGACCTATAAGTCGGTGACGGTTGACCAGTGGGGCCGCGTGACTGGCGGCACAAACCCGACGACTTTGGCCGGCTTTGGCATTGGCGACGCGTACACACAGGCACAGACTGACTCGCTGCTTGCGGCCAAGCTCTCGACGTCTGGCGGCACGATGTCTGGTGTCATCGCGATGGGCGCCAACAAGATCACCGGCCTGGCTGATCCAACGAATGCCCAGGACGCGGCCACCAAGACCTACATTGACACGATCTTTGGCTCGACGACTACGGCTGCTGCGTCTGCAGCTGCTGCAGCGGCGTCTGCCTCGGCAGCATCGACATCGGCCTCAAACGCCTCGAGCAGCGCGTCGTCTGCATCTGCATCGGCTGCGTCAGCTGCTGCCTCTTTTGACTCGTTTGACGATCGCTACTTGGGCGCCAAGGCATCTGACCCCACGGTGGACAACGACGGCAACCCTCTGCTGACTGGTGCGCTGTACTGGAACAGCACTAGCAACCTGATGAAGGTCTATGACGGCGCTGCCTGGATCACGTCCTATCTGCCCGCGTCTGGCTATGCACAGCTTGCCGCGGCCAACGTCTTCACCGAGAACCAGACAATCACCGCAAACACTTCAAGTGACGCGCTGAAGATCACGCAAACAGGCTCTGGCAACGCGCTTTACATCGAAGACGTCGCATCTGACGCCACGCCGTTTGTTGTGAGCTCGACGGGCGTGATGGGTATTGGAACCACAACACCAGACAACGTGACGTCTGCTGGTATCGCGTTGGTCTCCAACAGCGGCTACTACCCGCAGCTGGTGCAGCGAAACACCACCGCAGACGGCAATGCGTCTTATGTTGTGCTCGAGAAAAACCGCAACGGCGCGATTGTCCAAAACGGCGACGTAATGGGCAACTTGATCTTTAGAGGCTATGACGGCGCTTCGTATTTGCAAGGCGCATTCATTAACGCGGTGGTTAGCGCCACACCTGGCACTAACGACATGCCTACTGACTTGGTGTTTGGAACAACGCCAGACGGCAGCGCTGGTCCCTCTGAGCGCTTCCGAATCAAGAACAACGGAGCGATTGCGGTCGCTGGATCCTACGGCACATCTGGCCAAGTCCTTACGTCTGGTGGTTCTGGAGCCGTCCCAACTTGGACAACACCGACTACAGGCACAAAGACGTGGACAGCCATCACATCGACAGGCTCATACACAGTCCCGACAGGCGTCACATCCATTCGTGTTTATGCGTTTGGTGCAGGTGGCAATGGTGCGGCTCCGGGTGCTGGTGGTGGAGGTGGAGGTTGTGCTTTTGGTGATTTGGCTGTTTCTGCTGGGCAGGTTTACACCGTCACTATTTCTGCGGGCGTGGCGACAGTTACGCGAAGCGGTACAACATACTTCACCGCAAATCCCGGAACTAATGCTTCTGGTAGTACCGAGGGTTCTGGAGGTTCTGCCAGTAAGGATGCAAGCGTAACTAATGGCGGCGCGTACACAGGCGGTGCTGGTGGCACATCAAATTCCGGCGGTGGCGGCTCATCGGCTTCTCCATTAGGAAATGGTTATGCCGGTGGAGTTGGAGGTGGTGGTGGCGGTGGCGGTGGTTGGGGCGGCGTAGGTGCTACTTCTGTTTCTGGTTATGGCGGTGGGGGTGGCGCAGGTGGCGCAGGCAGCCAAGGCGGTGGTGGTGCGGGCGGTGCGGCATATACCGGTGGCGGTAACGATGTAACCTCAAGAACTGGTGGCGTTGGAAGGACTATATTTAACGCATTTTCTGATCCTTTATTAGCCAACTTAAATGCTCCGGGAACGGCATACGGAAGCGGGAGTTCTGGTGTAACAACTTTAACGGCTGGCCCCGGGGGTGGCGGTGGAAAAGCTACTGGTTCTACAGCTTCGTACGCTGGTAGTGGCGGAATGGGTGGTGGTGGAGGAAGTGCGTACACATCTACAGCTAGTGACGCATTCGGGGGCGGTTCATTATTTGGTGGTGGCGGAGGTGGCGGGCATAGCGCGGGATCAGGAGGAACTGCCAAAGGGGGATCGCCTGTTTATGCTGGTGGTGGAGGCGGCGCGCAATCTACTGGTGGAAGCCCAACCGCAGGCACAGGCGGCGCGGCTATTGTTTTGATTTACGCATAAGGTGCAGATATGAGATTTGCTTACATCAACAACGGCGTGGTTTATGACTCAATCATGGTTCGCCCTGAGTCGGTATTCAACGCCCAGTACGCGGCTTTGTTTGTGGAGGTGCCTGATGAGGTGCGTTCTGGCTGGACATTTGACGGGACTAACTTTGCCCCGCCTCCTGAACCAGAACCAATTCCGGCGCCCGCAGAGCCGACCAAAGAAGAACTGCTTGCGCAGATCAACGCGATCGCAGCTCAAATCCAAGCATTGGGGTAACTAACATCGCCGCGCATTTGTGCGTGGCGATGCGATAATCGCTTCACATAACTATTTCATCAACCCACGACTCCCACGAAAGAATCAAATGGAAATCACACTCAAACTCGAGCTGAACGAAGTCAACGCGGTACTGGACGCGATCGGAACACTCCCGACAAGCACCAACACCTGGCCCATCGCGGCCAAGATCCGCGCCCAGGCAGAGATGCAGCTCCCAAAGAACACCGAAGGGGTTGCAGATGAAGGAAGTGTCACTGACTGATGAGCAGATCGAGGCGATCGCAGAGCGTGCTGCCGAGGTCGCCTTAAACAAGGTCTACACAGAAGTCGGAAAAACAGTTTTGAAGAAGCTCGCCTGGCTCACAGGCGCAGCTGTCATTGGCCTCGCCATGTGGCTCGCAGGCCATAACTCTCTCCCCAAGTGATCAGCATGAAGGACTGGCTGATCGCGTTCATCGCTGCAGCCGCAATGTGCGGCCTGGTCCTGTGGTCGGTCTACGTCATGGTCTTTATGTGGAGGCTGCCGACATGATCGATCCAATCAGCGCCCTGGAGGGCCTACAAAAAGCCATCAGCATGGTCAAGAAGGCCAGCAAGGTCGCCAATGACCTAGGCGGCCTGGCGCCCATGATCGGCAAGATGTTCGACGCCAAGAGCATGGCCACCAAGGCGATGGTGGAGGCCAAGAGATCCGGCAACAAATCTAACCTTGGCACAGCCTTACAAATCGAGATGGCCCTGGACGAGGCCAAGCGTTTCGAGGCAGAGCTGATGCTCCTGTTCCAGGCATCTGGCCGCGCTGACGTCTGGGCAAAGATCAAGCAGCGTCAGGCGCAGATGGACGCAGACGACGCGCATGAGGCACGCAAGCTCAAGGCGGAGGAAAAGAAGCGCAAGGAAAAAGAGCAGGAGCAGATGGAGATGGCCGCGCTCATTGGCGGCATCGCGTTTGTCGTGCTCCTGGTCTTCATCGGCGTCGTTGAGCTGATGGACTTCTGCGAAACAACACGCCGCTGCGGTCGATGAATGAGTACCAAAAGCAATTCAACCTGTTCTGCAAAGTCATTTGTTACGGCTGGGCTGCCTGGTGGTTCTTGGGCCTGCTCCGCTACCTTCCTGACGACCTCTCCAACAGGATCGTGACCCTACTACTCGCAAAGATTGGACTTTAAAAATGCTGTCTCTGTTTTCAACCCTCGGCGGCCTGCTGATCTCTGGCCTGCCCAAGCTCCTGGACTACTTCCAGAACAAAGCTGACCAGAAGCATGAGCTGGCGCTGGCCAGGGTCCAGACAGAGCGCGAGCTAGAGCTGGCGGCCAAGGGCTTTGCAGCCCAGCAGAAGGTCGAGGAGATCCGCACCGATCAGATCGCCATGCAGACCGACGCGCAGATGACTGTGGCCGCGTATGACCACGACAAGAAGGTCCTGGAGCGAGCCAGCACCTGGGTCGTCAACTTCGTGGGCACTGTGCGCCCGATGGTGACCTACATCTTCGTGCTCGAGCTGTGCGCGATCAACGCCTGGATCGCCTTCTACGTCTACGAGCACCCTGGCCTCGTCCAGAACATGGACGACCTGATTCGCCTGGCCGACATCATCTTTAGCTCTGACGAGATGGCCATGCTCGGCGGAATCATCGGCTTCTGGTTCGGCTCACGCAGCTGGAGCAAGAAGTGAAATTGAGCAAGGCCGGTGCAGATCTCATGCACCAGTACGAGGGCTGCAGGAACCGGCCCTACCTATGCCCCGCGCACATCTGGACGATCGGCTGGGGGCATGTGCTCTACCAGGAGCAGATCAGGCTGCCCATGGTGCGGGTGAAGGAGATCCACAGCCCCGTGATCCGCAAGGAATACCCACTGAGACCGGAGGACAGCCGTGTTTGGAGTCAACAAGAGATCGATGCGCTATTCGCAAGTGACGTCGCTAGTTTTGAGCGTGGTGTTTTACGACTTGCTCCCAATCTGCTTGGCAATCAAGGCGCTTTCGACGCGTGTACCAGCTTTGCGTTCAATGCCGGGCTGGGAAACTTTCAGCGTTCCACTATTCGGATGAAGATCGGGCGCCAGGACTGGGAGGGCGCCGCGGAGGCCTTCATGCAGTGGACCAGGGGAGGCGGCAAAGAATTGCCGGGCCTGGTCAAACGGCGCAAGGCTGAGAAGGCTCTGTTCCTCAGCACGATGAAAACTGAGGACAAATGACTGTGCCAGAATTGTGCCGTGGACATGTGCCACGCAGATTGCCATTGAGACCTTGAGCCCTGTTTATCAGGGCTCTTTTTTGCCGGATCAGATTCGAAATCCGGTGTACAGCATTGCTGTACCGTGGGTTCGAATCCCACCCCTTCCGCCAAATCAAGCACTTACAGCTCCCTTGAAGTCTGGCCCAGCGGCGTCATTCGCCGGCTGTGCCAGATTTGTGTCAGGGAGCACGACACGCTCGGCTGCCGCGGCCAGGTGATCGCCCGGAATGTGCGCGTATTTGCGCACCATCTCGGTGGTCGCCCAGCCGCCTAGCTCCTGGAGCACGGTGGTCGGCGTGCCGGCCATGGCATGCCAGGTCGCCCAGGTGTGACGAAGGTCATGAAAGCGGCACCAGGGCGCTCCAATCTGCGCTGTGACGCGTTTCCAGACGCTGGGGGATATACGGTCGCCCACATCCTTGAAAACGCGTCCTAGGCGCTCTCCTGGCATCGTGGCCAGCAGCTGCCAGGCTTGAGCGTTCAAGGGCACGACCTGGCGCTCGTCGCCCTTGTGCTCGTCCGCGTGAATGATCAGGGTATTGAGCTCCAGGTTGACGTTCTCCCAAGTCAAGTTGAAGACATTGGATCTTCTCAACCCGGTGAGCAAAGCTAAACGGACCGGCGTCCGGTATTTCTCCGGTAACAGCGCCAGCAAATCGGCTGCTTGCTGGTGTGTCAGGAATGCGACTCGACGGGCCGGCTCGTTCTCCTCGATGAACTTGGGCGCGTCATCGAGCCACTCCCAGACGTTCTTAGCGCGGTTGAGCACGCCGCGGATCAGGGCGCGGTAGCGGTTTCTGGTGGCCGGCTTGACGTCCTGGGGCAGGATCTCCTCGACCATGCCGGCGGTGATCTCATGCAGCCACTTGACCTTCTTTCCCAGCTCCTTGCGGAAGAAGGCGATCTTGTCCTTGTCGTCCTGGAACGACTTCTTGCTGCCCTTCTCGACAACCCAGCGATCGAGCGCCTGGTCGAGCGTCTTCTTGGGTTTCTCCTTGAACTTGCGCGTGCGGTAGAAGTCGGCCAGCTCGCGGGTGTAGGCCTCCTTGGCCAGCTTCTCGTCTTGAGTGCCAAGCGACTTGCGAAGTCGCTGGCCATCAATGGTGACGTTGATCCAGTAGGTGTTGCCGCGAAGGACAGGTTTGCTCATTTGTGTGCCTCATAAATCCGGTGGATAAAGTGACTGTAACACAACATTGAGAAAAACACATCGATCAGGGGTTTGTTTTCCCCCAGTAGGCGATAAGGGCAGCCTCGGCTTTGCCGTCGTCTTTCACGCGTTTGAACTCGGCAGCCGACGCCGGCCAGATCTGGGCAGCCTTGGCACGGCTGCCATCCTTGCCAGAATTGAGCTGGAGCGCTTTTTTCCACTTGCCAGGGGTAACGGTAGTCGTGGGGATCTTCATGCCCGCCAGGACGCCTTTGGCCAGGCCGAAGGACTCACCAAAAGCAAACATGGAGGTGACGCCCTGGCCAGGCATGGCGCCCACCTGCTCAATGACGGCTCTCGCGCCCTGGTAGGCGTACAGCTCGAGCTCCGCGGCCAGCATTTCGGGCGAGATACGTTTCTTGGCCTTGCCGCCCACGATCACCTCGACAGCGGGCATCTCAAAGACATGCACCAGCTTGCCGGTGTCCTCAATGATGGCGACAGCGCCTGACGCGCCTGGATCTATTCCAATGATGAAACTCATTCGGCCACCTCGTAAGTCATTTCAAAGATGTCGGGCTTGCAGGGGTAGTGCTCACCCTTTACGCCTGTGATGATCCAGTCGCCAGGGCTGACGATGTGCGGCCCCTCGAGCGTCTCAATGAAATACACAGGCTCGCCGGAGTCCCAGCGTTCCTGCACGGCAGGGTGATGGCCCATGCAAAACCATTGGTTGGCCTCGATCACGACGGGTTTTTTTCTAAATTTCATTTGTTGAGCCCTCCTATGAGCTGAATGAATGGGTTGAAGTAGTCGCGCCAGGTCTTGCCGCGCTTGATCACGCTGACGGTGGCCTGGCTTATGCCGAAGCGGGCGGCGATCTCTCGCTGCGTGCCCTCGGCGTCTCGGATCTCCGCGGCCAGCTCTAGGTTGAGCTTGCTGTGCTGCCTGGCCTTCACGGCCAGCTTCTGCATGCGGACAGGGTTGGTGGTGTACTTGCGCTCCCTCGAGACCATCTCCTGGAGGCGCTTGCGCGTCACTACCAGGAGGTGATCAGGGTTCACGCAGAGCTCGTTGCGGCACTTGCAGGTGACGAGCTTGCCCTTGATGGACTTGCCCTGGGCCTCTGCAAGAAAGCGACGCACAGCCCCAACGCGGCCCTTGTAGTTCATCGTTGGCGTGGGTGCGTTGGACTGCGTCGCGCCAGTCCACTCCCAGCAGTCACCGATCTCCTCGATGTGCATGCGAACGCGTTCAATCAATTCCTTCATCGTGGCCCCTCGTCATGACACAAAGGGCCATCGTCAACATCCCAACAAACACGCCGGCAAACAACGCAGCAAAGAGCCAAAGCCAATGGATCATTTTTTGAATGCCTCCATCGTCTTGACGGCGCTCTTGATCTTCTTGGCCGCCTCGCGCTTGACTGGTGTGTCTGGCTTGACCGGGATGTCGTCGGGGTGCGTGGCCAGGTCGTCCCAGGGCGTCGTCACTGAACCCGACTCGACGGTGCTGATGGGGAATTCGTTCTTGTGCGCGATCACCTCGGCCATGAGCGAGCCTGGGCAGTTGTGCAGCTCCTTGCTGCTGAACGTTGCGCCGTACTCTTTGATGCCCTCGGGGCCATTCACAAAGTGCAGGCCGTTTTCTTTGTGCTTGTAGGCGATCCAGTTCTCACCGCCGTCCTGGGCGTCCGCGTAGGGGACCAGGTCGGGGATCATCAAATGGATGTTGCAGCCCTTGATCTGGTCCTCGTTTGAGAGCTGCTTGTTGTGGGGCTTGCAATGCCATGCTGCATTCTCAACGGGTGACGAATGGCAGCAGGTGCGGCAGTTCGCCTCGGCAGCCATGCCGCCGTGGCAGTGCTTCCACATCGAGCAGTATTTGCATTCGAAGAAGTCAGCGTCAGTGCTGATTCTCCAGGGCGGCGCTGGCATCTCGATCAGTCGTTTGGCGCGATCGATCAGCTGGTCAAACCGCGCTTTGTCGAAGTGGACCCACTCGGTGTAGACCGCTGAGTCGTTCTTGTTCTCGGCCATGTACAGGGCGCGATCGAGATCCATCAGGCCCATGTAGACCTGCATCTGGTCATAGTGCTGGGGCTTTGCGCCCTTCACGGTCTTGGACAGCAGCGCCTTGAACGACTTGTCGTTGTGCGTCTTGCACTCCACGACTGCCGGCGTCTTGGGCGCCTCGGGCAGTCCCTTGGCCACCGCGTCCAGTGAGCCACTGAAGTGGCCATCGCAGGCGTTGACGCGCCACTGGTCGCCGCTCTCTGGGTCCACGTCCCAGACCTGGACGCCAGCGCCACGCAGCTCCTCAAAGAAGCGCGACTCTGCAGCCTGGCCAAAGCCAAACAGTCTGAGCATGCGTCCTTCGAATTCAGGCTTAAGCGCCCAGCGCCAGGTCAGCCAGATGTAACGGTCGCAGCTGTGGCCGATCAGGGACGCGCCCATGTGAGGGCGGTGCTCCTGCGGCTTTGATTCGTACCAGCGAATGATTGCAGCGCTAGTCGTGTGTTGGGATTCGGGTATTTGTGCCATCGTTTTCTCGTTCTTAAAAGGTGGGGCCTACTCACTGCGCTGTGTCGTCCGCAAGCTAACTTGCCACAGCATTGTTTTCGGCCCCGATGTTCAGCCCCAGGGCTTTGCAGCCTTAGCTGGTGCAGCTGAGGGAGCTGGCGACGCGGGAGCCTTGGGCTTGGCGTTGTTGATGTGGCCGCCGATGCCCTGGTAGCCCCAGATCACGTTGCGCGTGTCGTCCTTCTTGTCGATGCCAATCTCGGCCACAAAGGGCTGGTCGTGCAGCTGCTCGCTGTCTTCCACGTCATCGATGCCGATGGCCATGCAGAGCTTGGCGAGTGACTCCTGGGCGATCTTGACGGCCTGGTGGTTAGGGTTGTCCAGGTTCAAGCGCTCCCAGTGACGGCGGCCAGAGTGCTGGCCAGAGATGACGTGCATCTCAAGCTCGAGGTAGTGGCCGGTGTTGGCTTTGGTTGGTTTTGTTTCCGACTTCACGATCATCATTTCGTACTCGCCTGCGGGCAGGGGGCCGAATGAGTTGGAGCGTTCTTCGATCTGGATTGCAGATGCTTTGAAGTTGATGAGTGCCATGTTTAAAAAGTTCCTAGTTTCAGTTTTGAGACGCGGTCAATGCCGCAGCGAATTCAGCCCAGTCGAGCTTCATGTTCTTCAGGCCAAACCTGTTGCCGCCCATGTGAGCGGGGTGAGGTTCAACGTGAAGAATTCGGTCGCCCGTTGTGCGGGCCTTTGTTTCTTTGTTGCCGTAGCCGGCGTCTGACTGCGTCGTGACGATGCGGTAGTTGGCCCAGCCGATGACGTCTGCCCATTCCTGGACAAGAGCTGCAGCGCGGTCGTGCAGCTTCAAGACGTACTGGTCATAACCGTCGTGCAGTGGTGATTCGAAGTGCTTGATCTTGTCGTGCGCGATCAAGATCACGGCCATGTTGCGCGTCTGGCGCAGGGCCTCAAGGCCGTTCAACAGGTTGCGCCACTCGTCTGCGGCCGCGATGTAGCCCTTGCCGTAGCCTGCGGCCTCGATACTGGCCCACTTGTTGGCCTTGCAGACGTGCGCGTGAATCAGGGGCTCAAGCCAGTCAAGCGAGTCAACAAACACAGTGCCGTATTCGTGCTGCTCGTTGAGCAGCGTGCCGATCGCCTCGTAGACTTGATCGAGTGATGTGGCCAGTGGGAAGGCAGACGCATCGACTGCGTCAGCGCCGTCCTCGGTCAAGATGCCGATCGCGTTGGGCGCCATCGATGCAAAGGTCGTCTTGCCGATCTTGCCAGGGCCGGCAATAACGATCTTGGGGGCACGCATGCGCTTTGTGCGCGAGATGGAGGAGAGATCAAAAGCCATTTTTATTTCCTTAAAAGTTGAGGCCGTCGTGGGATTGTGAAATTCGCATCAGTCTTCGTAAGACTTGATTGGCCGATCGCGGTCTAAGCGTCGGAATACCTGGTGGTATGTGTCGGGCCTGCTGCCCATGAACCGTCTGAGCCATTCAGCACCACCGAGCTTTTTGAATTTTTCGTACTCGGTGTCGCTCATTCGGATGTATCTAGGTTTAAGTGGTTCAGGTGGCGCGGGGCGTGGCATTACTGAACGGCTCCTGTTGCCTTGTCAATAGCGGCGCGTGCTTTCTTGCTCCAGTCCCACAGTTCGTCATCAGTCCAGGCCAATGACTGCGGAAAGGTCAACAGAGCTTCAAGCAAGTCAGGCGCAGCCGCGATTAAGCGAGCGTTAGCTTTGTAGGGATGCTTGTAGCCGCGGAGATAAGCAATTGAATTTTGCTGATCATCGAAGACGATGGTTGACCCGGCAAAAGTCTTGATGGTCTTCCACGGCCCAGGTGTGTGCTTCGCGGCCATGTCAGCTGCTCCACCAAGAAACAAGCAGAACAGCCAGGCCGACACCGATCGCGATGGCCAGCAGGTAGCCGCCAACGGTTTCAAACATGGGCTCCTGACCGCGTGCTTCAGGGTGGCCAACTTCAAATGTGCAGTCAGCGAGGGTGCGAGGGGTTTGGTAGTGAGAGAGTTTCATTTTGATGTTTCCGTTTTTGTGATTGCTGTGTATTGCTTGGGTGAGTATTCGTTCCAGATGGCGCCGTCCGCATCGAGCGTGCGACGTGCTGCGAGCAGAGCGTTGCGCTCATCGCGGCCACGACACCAGACGGTGTAGTCGTCGCTGTAGTCGTAGTACCAGTCGTGGGCTTTTAGGGCCGCTCTGTATTCCTGTTCAGTTTTCATCGTTTGTGTTCCTTAGTTCAACAGCGTTCTTGCTGTGAAAGTGATTTGGCCACAACGATGCGAAAAGCACAACAGTATCCCGACAAGAACGTGGGGTTATTAACTCCACGCTGAGATTTATTGCGGCTTGATCCAGAGGACGCGAGAGGCCCAGACGACGTTCGCGTCGGTGCGCAGAAGCTCGCCTGTCGTCTTGCCTAGGTTGAAAGTACCACTGCGGTAGCCGCGGTGCAGGAATGCAACGACGTGTTCACCGTTGTCGAGAGCGACGCAGCACATCTGGCCCAGGTGAGAGCGTGGGTCGTCCTCAGAAGGGGAGACGAAGATCATCCAGCCGTCAGAGGGATTGTTTGGCGCACGCATCTGGAGCGCGTAGGTCCCCTCTGGGCAGTCAGCTGGGCCGATCACCTTGTCGTGCGTGCGCTTGGGGAACAGCGTCACAGCGGAGTTGGCGTCAACGTAGCCGGCAACCTTCACGCGCCTGACATCCTCTGTGACCTCGATGCCAGCCTGGCGCAGCACCTCAGTGATCGGCACGCCAAGGATCAGGCTCACCTGGTGAGCCTCCTCGTTTGTCATCTTGCGCTGGCCGCGTAGCATCAGCGACACCGCCGCCGGGTCCAGCTCCATGAGCTTGGCCAGGCCACGCTGCGACAGCTTGCGCGTGGCTAATAGTTGACGAAACCACTCGGTATTCATCGGGGCCTCTTTTATGGGTTCGTCAAGGTTGTCATAAACTCGGCGTTGAGTCAATCGCAACCCATTGGAGTAATACACATGACCATTCCCGTCGTCCATACGCTTGAGCCCGCTTACACAGTGATCGAAAAGCTAGGAGGAAAAACCGCTGTAGCCGAGGCACTCGAGCTCGACAAATCAACCCTTTCACGCTGGTGCCAGCCGCGTCCTGGTGGCACTGGTGGCCTGATCCCGCAGCGGTACTGGCCGCAGCTGATCGGGATGGCACGCGAGCAACGCGTGCGCATCGGAGTCAAGGAGCTTGCCGCCGTTGAGGTGTGAGCATGGTCGTCGGAGCTACATCGATGACCAACAGCGACTTCCTCGCGGAGATTTACGGCGAGATGGAGCCAGGCACCCACGGCTGGGTGTGCTCGTTCCGCGCTGACCCTAACAACGCGCCGCCCACTGTGTGGTCGGGGCGTGCATACAAGGGAATGCCTAACCAGGCGGCCCTGATTGATCGTTCTGTCCAAGACAACACCTACTTCTGCACGTCTGTACTGACGGCCACTGCAGACGGTGAGATAGCCCGAAACAAGTCGGCGTTTGTCCGACTCGCAGTGCTTGTCTTAGACGACGTCCAACTGTCTGACGTCCAAGGCTTTTCCTACGCCTTGCAAACGAGTCCAGGCAAGTTCCAGGTAGGTATTTTTCTCGATGGGGATGACGCGGATACGCGAAACAGAGAGCTAATCGACCGGCTTATGTCGGCACTCGCTGCACGCGGCAGAAGCAACGACGCTTCAGGCAACGCATGCGTCCGATATGTGAGACTTCCCAACGGCATGAACACCAAGCCACGCGCTGCCGGCGAGTGGCAGGTCAAGCTCGAGGTCTGGCAGCCAAACATCCGCTGGAGCTTGGACGATGCCTGCGCGGCCATCGGAATTGACCTAGACAGTCTGCGCATTGCGGCCAAGCTGTCGAACACACCATCTTCATCAACTGGCGCAACAAATCATGCAGGCGAAATGATCGCCGGCCTGACCGATCCAAACCCAAGCGCCCGCGCTTATCACGAAAGCCTCACGCGCTTGGCTGCCAGCCTAGTGGCCGGCGGCATGTTCCCTGGTGCAGCTGTGGACTTCCTCTACAGCCTCATGGACGAGAACCGGCCAGGTGATCCCGAGGAGATGCGTCGGTGGGAAACCCGACGCGCCGAGATCCCTCGCGCAGTGAAGTCCGCGGAGAAGTTCGCGCCCGAAGAGCGCCAGCCGCCAAAGATCACTGTCAATCTGTCCATGCCTGGTGGCTCACCTAGTGAGCCTGAGCAGGTGCAAGCGCCAGCCGGTGATCTGCAGCCGATGGACTGGGGCGTGCTCGAGCACAAGCAGCCCGAGCCCACCAGCTGGCGCTTCGAAGGCTGGCTGCCCGAGGGCACAGTCACTTTGCTCAGTGCTAACGGGGGCGTGGGCAAGTCCAACCTGTCACTGCAGCTTGGCGTGGCGATGGCTCATGGGATGAGCCTGTTCGACATCGAGACAAAGCCATCCAAGGTGTTGATCCTGTCCGGTGAGGACGAGGCACGCACCGTCCACTTCCGCGTGGCCAACATCTGCGCAGACCTGGGCCTGTCCATGTCAGAGCTGCGCGATCGCCTGGTCGTCTATGACCTGACCCAGGCCGACTGCGTCCTTTGGAAGGACGGCGGCACAACCGAGCGCATGCAGTGGCTGGCCGATGTGACTGTGGCCAGCAAGGCCAACGTTGTGATCATCGACAACGCCTCGGACGTCTTCGCATCCAACGAGAACGACCGCACCGAGGTCCGCGGCTTCATGCGGGCACTCAACCTGATCGCCAACGTCACACGCGCAGCTGTCCTGCTGCTGGCGCACGTTGATAAGGCGAGCGTGCGCGGTGGGGCGGGCCTGGACAGCAACACGACGTTCTCAGGGTCCACAGCCTGGAACAACAGCGCCAGGTCGCGCTGGGCGATGGTGCGTGACGCTGACACCGTGGTCCTGCGCCATGAGAAGTGCAACCTCGGCCCACTGCAGGAGGAGCTGCGCATCGAGTTCGATCCAGGCGCCAAGGTCTTCAAGCGCTTTGGTACGTCACCAGGCCTCAAAGCTGCGCAGACACTGGTGCGAAACACACAACGCGCTGTGATTCTCAAACTGATCGGACGGGCTGCAGGCGAGGGCCTAAACCTGTCCATGAAGGCCAACGCTGCAGCCAACAACATCTTCAACGTGCTCAACACCGATCCAGAGTTCCCTAATCACCTGGCACGCAAGGACTTCTTCAGCATCCTGCGCGACATGGAGAACGAGAACCTGATCACCCAGGAGACCTACAAGAAGCACAACCGCATGCCTGGTCAGCGCGTGGTGCTCACACCAGCCGGCCAGACGCGTGTGGCACTGGGCAGCGGAGCCGGGCCCACCTGGGCGCAGCGTGAGGAGGACGACGAGTGAGCTTCGTAAAACACCAGATCGAGATGCCCAAGTCCTCGAGAAACATGCACCGCTTCAAGCTGTGCAACAAGTGCGAGACAGAGAAGCCGCCAGAGGGCGGCATCGAGATGAGCGCCACACGCTGGATCTGCGCAGCGTGCTGGACGCATCAAGCAACAAGGAGACCAAGCAAATGACAGAACCACTACTCACAGGCGAGGAGATCGATGAGCTGATCCAGGTCGGCATCGACAACGGCGTGAAGGACATGCGGACCTACGCCAGGCTGATCCAGCAGGCCACGCTTAATGAGCTGGCCAACCGCATCGACCGCATGCCATTCGGTGACACCGCGGCATCGTTCTCCATCTGGGTGAGGCAGCAGCGATGAACATCTTCATCTACACAAAGAGCGGCTGCCCCAACTGCGTGGCTGCCAAGCAGCTGCTGAAGGCCAAAGGCCTGCGCTTCATCGAAAACAACATGGAGGACTCAGGCGTGCGCCAGGCGTTTGAGTTCGCCTACCCAGACCTGCGGCAGATGCCTCAGATCTTTATCAACGACCAGCGCGTCGGTGGCCTGGCTGGGCTGCAGGCTGCATTGAAACAAATGGAAGGACAAGCATGACAACAAAGCAATACCGAGAGGCCGTTGCGGCCATCGAAGCGTGGTGCAAGAAGCGCAAAAACTTGAAGCTGACGCAGAAGCCTCGACACGTTCACCCGAGAGCTTATGTTGTTGGCTACGCAGCATCAAAATGCCTGATCGTTGCTAGGTGTTGGGCAGATAGCGAACCTCATCTCAAGCAGTGGGACAAACAGTACCCGCTTCAAACCATAAACGAGTTTGATGAAAGCCTGAAACCCGGAGACTGGTGCATTACAGGTTACGGGTCTTTTGAACACCGTGGCGGGTGGTCGGTCGCTGTGCCGATTCCGAAATGCAAGTCATGATCACACCACAGGAACTAATCATCATGGACGGCGATGCGCCCGCAATCAACATCTCGCTAGACCCTGAAAACAAGGTCGGCGGTCACCAGTTCTTCATGCTTGAGAACGAAGACGGGACGCACATTTACGCGACCATCAAAATGCTTCAAGACCTTGTCACAGCTGCTTGTCAGTTAAGCAACGGCCTCGCGTCTAGAAAAGTGGAGTACACAAA